CTTATAGTCATACCAAACTCGTCTTGAGCTGGTGCTTTTGACATCACCATGATCCACTGTTGCTTTTTCATACTTACGCCTCCATACCAAGAAAATCAGTTTTAAGAACTTGCAAACGATCCCAGGCTACGCTAAGATCGTACTCATCAGCCAACTTATCAAAACATTCAGCAATATATGATGCTGACCAGTAACCACAGTCAAGGTTCATATCCGCATCAACAAAGTTCCAATTGATAGAACCATCGTTGTTTATGTTTTCAGGATTTGCAACTGCGCGGTCGAATGACTCAACTACGTCAGCTTTGATTGTTGAACCGTTATCTAGGTGAATAATACGTGACATGTTTTGTTCCTTTGTTTACCTTATATAAACAATCTATACTATTCGGAACCAAATGTCAATAGGAAAATTAAGAAAATATGAAATAAAATGAAAAAAGTTTTAGTCGTAACCTAAAACAGCAATTCCTTGAAGATCGTTTTCCTCATTATAGATTTCAGCTTCACGAGCTTTCCATGCTTGTTGGAATCCATCTTCATGGATGTAATTTTCGTTGTTGCCCCACAGTCGTTTCATATATGAATTGTAGGTTGCTTCAATATCTTTATCAGACCAGGATCTATCAATTAACTTGCCTTTGATAATCCAATTCATTCGGTTGGCTTCTTTACGCACAAATGGACTGCACATGGTGGGACCTCCTGTTATATATTCCTATAATGATATATATAACAGATATGTAATAATGTTAACGGTAACAACATTAATTGTTACTATTTGTTACCTTTATTTTGGTATAAACTTGATTTCCTTGAATACTTCTAAGGCAAGCTTTTCTTCTAATTTAAATGCTTCCTTTTCCCAAGGTAAATCCATATATTGAGTTTTATCCGATATCTTACGGCTTTTCCAACGAGTACCACAGGCATTAAGTTCGCCACGGACGTATTGTTTAATATGCACCATTTCATGGCATACAGTAGTAATAATATCATATAGATTCATACCACGACAAATTCTCATTTCAAATAAGCGTTCTTCAAGGTTTAATACGTCAGCGTATACATCAAGCTTTTTGACGTTAATGACAAGTTCTAATTTACGAATACGAGGCATTAATTTCTTTTGAGCTAAATAAGCAACTTCAGTAATTAACTCCTTTTCGCGGCGGGTGCCACCAGAAACGCAGATAAAGATATCTTTCTTTGCCATTGGCTATCTCCTATTTGATAGAGCTATTCTATCGTAGTTTGACCGCCGTGTCAACCATTTTTTTCGTATTTGTTATACAATTTTTTTATATGGTTAGAACTTTTTGTTATATCAGACAATTCAGCAAATCTACGAGCTATCTGAATCCAGGGCTGACGGGTCGTCCAGTGAGCCTGCGTAATAAGGATATTGATAATGGCTTCATCACTTAAGGCTTCTGGAGCCTTTCCAGAACCCATCTCATCCTCGTTAAACATTTCGGTCTGTTTCATCTTTTCTCTCAATCATTTGTTGTTTAATATCGTAAACTTGCTCTTTCTCAATCATATTTATTATAAGATTAGTTATATCAATTTCCTTTTTAATAAAGAACATTTTTTGCTGGAGTTTATCAAGTTCCTGCTGATAATACTCCAGTTCTTTTTCTTTGCGGAGCTTAGTCTCGATAATATCGGTTATCCGAATAAGCCCTGCCATTTAGAATGCTTTCGCAATATCGCCATGATTACCTTCGTGATTAGGAGCCTCCCAACCTTCAGGTTTAATTAAGTCAGGTAACCCAAACGGATTAGGACGGCCTTCTTTAACTCCAGGACTTTTAGCCATATTTGCACTATACACACGATCCCAAGCACTATTAGCGTCAACACCGAATACATCAAGAGTGCCAATAGCAAAAACGCAAAGGTCAATAAGACCATCAACGACCTCTTCAGGATCTTTGTTATCAATTGCATCCATAGTTTCATACAGTTCTTCCTTACACATAGACAAGCGGAATCGTAAGTATTTGTCCATAAGCTCTTTATTATCTTTATTTGCTTCAAACCATTCGCGCACGCCGTACTTGTTGTGCATCATCATAATATCATTTGCCCAATCAGACATTCAAAGTACTCCATTGTTTAAGTTTTTCTCTTTTACCTTTTGAGGCCATTTTGACTTGTTCATGATCAATCAGACCATATTCTTCAAGGATCTCAATCATACACATTAGATCACCTATTTCTAATTCTAACATATCTTGATTTTTTGTCAATCCAAATCTTTGGATTTTTGCGCATTCTTTTATCACCTCAGAGCATTCCTCCATTGTGATTGTTAGAATTTCAAGTATTTCACGGTTATTCATAATCATCCAAAGAATCCTTCCAACGTCATTTGCTTTTCAGCAGACCATCCAATTGCTTCAAGGATTGACTCGAGTGGAGATAGGAATACCTTTTCAAACTGCAAGTCAACGTCAACATAATCATTCAAGTTCATTTCTTTTGGCAATGCGCCAGGAAACGAGACAATGTTTTCACGAATCGGATTTGGTACCTTCAAATATACGAACTTGATCTTGTCACCAGATTTGACTGTTTCGTATCTTGAATCCAAACCGTTTTCTTTTAGGTAATGGTTGTATAGCAATGCGCCACGAACGTGCATCGGACAACCTTTCTTATAGATCGTACCTTTGTTCTGATACTTTTCAATATTGTCAGTGCCACTGTTACGACCGATGTCTTCAGGATTAAGATTACGGAATTCCTTTTTGAAATCAGCAATGAATGCCTGAGTTGCGTCTTCACCTTCGTTCATAATAATTTTGAACGCTTCTTTGAGTTTGTCACGGCAAACCTCAGGAGTCGAAGACCGAACAGATTCAAGACCTGTTACCGAAATCTTAGGAACCTCATAATGAACACCTTCAGAGTTCAGCGTATTCATAATGTACCGCTTTTTAGCAATGAATACAGATTTGTCAGTAATCTTTTCACGTTTCATTACCATCGCTTGGCGATAAGCACCCATACGTTCAGCAAGTTCAACATAACCTTTTTCAATTACTTCTTCAATCTTAGTTGAGCAAACCTTATCAAGGAATTCTTCACCTTTCTTACGGTCAATATCAACAGTACCGAAAGATGCCTCAACCAACGGCCCGAAGTCAACATAGATAGAGTCAGTATCAATATAGATAATGTAATCTTTGTTATCAGTCTTAAGGATTTTGTTAAGATATGCGTTTACTGATTTTTGAGCATAACGAATTGATAACTGACCTGAAGTAGTAATCGCTTCAGCCATATCGTTAATATAGTATAAGAAGTAAATATTAGCAGTTGCACCGTAAAGGCTGTTCATAGAAATCTTGATAGCCATTTGGTTGTTATGTAATTGAACCTGCTGCGCCTGTAACGCCTTCTTACGCATTGGGTTGGTTTCATTTTCAATTTCTTGTTCAACTCGAAGCATATCTTTCTTAATCAGAGAACGGCGGTTATAGTATTCGTCAATGATTTCAGGAATAATACCGACCTTGGCCTTACTGAAGCAGGCACCATTAGCACATACTGCGTACTCGGTGTTGTTTTGGTATTTGCCGTCAAGTACCATATCTTGGGATACGTATTCACGTTCGTTTTCAACATACGTTTCAGGCGACAGATTATATTGTAACATCAAGTGCGGATACAGTGAGTTAAGGTCAAACGAAACAACCCAAGGGTGCATACCAACCTTAGGATCCTTAACATAACCGCCAACAAGATCACCAGCTCGAGCACCAGGACCACCTTTTAAGTGAGGAACAACCTTATCTTTCATTAACCGACGATAGATTGTTGTTTCCCAAATACCTACGGTACCGAACGCATCATTATAGTTAACACCTCCGCCGTAAGCAACAGTAAGCACAAGAGAAAGCAGACCAGACTCATCTTCCATGCGTTGGATGAGCTGGGTATCTTTGAGGTTATAGTCCAAATATAACTGAGGATTTTGTTCATACAACTGAGTAAGGTTTCCATATTCAGAGTAATCCAATTTCTTTTCACCAAGGACAACGTGAGCAATGTGGTCGAGTTTATACGATTCTTGAGGACCGTACTTATAACCAAACTTCTTGAACGCATCCATATAGTCAATTACCGACATACCTGAAATCTGATATGTTGACTGTTCTTTACCGAAAAACGTTCTTGATCGTTGCGTGATTTGACCCCAAGGAGACAGCTTCTTAGCCGCTTCTTCACCGAGCAAACGAATGATACGAGTTACAATATACTGAATGTCAAAGTATTCAACGTTCCATCCTGTAACAACATCCGGGTAATCGTAAACCCATATATCAATAAACCGACGAAGTAATGCCTCCTCGGTGTCAAATTTCATAAACTGAATATCTTCAGGATTGATACTTGTAACCGTTTGCGTCTTGTCGTAATCCTTGCGGCCAAGTAGATGATAAGTATCAGACTTTGAAGATTTGTAAGCAATTGATGTGATTTCTTTATCAGCAGTATCAATATCGGCATAACCGTTACTGATGTCAACCTCAATGTCAAATGAAGCAATATTGATTTGCGTAATATCAAACTTAATATCGTCAGGATAGTTTTCTTGAATGAACTGCGTCACGTAATTGCTTGTGCCGCAAACCTCAAATCCATGGACATCTTTGTATTGGTCAATGTATTGCTTTGCTTCGGACATAGTATCAAACTTGACCGAACCTAAAGGAATATTGCCTAGCAATGATTTGTGCGTTGCGTTTTCACGAGCACGAACAAACAAAGTTGGTTTGAACCGAACCTTACGTTGAAACGGCCGACCGTTATCATATCCGCGCCAACGGATCTCATTCATAAAGCGTTCAACCGATGTATAGAATTTAGACATGGATATCCTTTAACTGTATCATATATAGACCATTGTATACTAAAAGAAACAAAATGTCAACCGATTTATGCGGCCATTTCTGAAAAGTTCTTGACCTTTTGGAATCGGATGTGACTGTGGAATTTCTCACCGAACTGATCTCCTCTGTGACTGATAACGAAAATGTTATCGTCAGCATTCAAATTATGCAACGTGTCGATTAGGTTATCAATACCGACGCCATCCAATGCGCCGTCAAGTGTTTCGTCAAGGATAAGCAAGTTTGTTGATACTGAATTACGTAATTTAGCAACAGTACGCCAAGCAAGCATAATGCTCAATGTGATCCGTAGCTTTTCACCTTCAGAGAATGAGGCATAAGAAAATGTGTCACGAAACCTAGACTTGATTTGCTCATTGAAATTCTCATCCAATTGGAAATCTACAAACAAATCAAACGCCGTCAGATACTTGTTAATAAGCTTATTCATTACAGGAATATATTGCGCAATGATTTTAGATTTGATACCGCCATCTCGAAGGATTGTTGAGACAACGCCAAGTACTTCTTTAAAGTCAAACAGTTCAGTCTGATCTTTGTTTAAACTTGTCATTGCTTCTTTTAGCTTATTAAGAGCCGTTTGGTCAACAGCCTCGACTTCTTCTTCAGCCTTATCAAGTTCAGCCTTGTATGAAACAAGAGCATTCTTTGAGATTTTAATTGTTGCTCTATGCTCGCTAATTTGCAGGTTAAGTGCTGCAATCTCATCTTCAACTGCTGAGATTTCTTCAAGTCTTGAATCATAACCATTTACTTTCAACAACAAGTCAGCAATACCTTTCTCAAGTTCCGCTACCTTTTGGTCTCCAGTTTCAATCTTTGCCTGTTTGAAATCATGCTCAATACCTTGCTTACAAGTAGGACAGTTATCGTTATCATGGTAAAATGCAAGTTCCTTCATATAGTTGCGAAGTGTTGCATTGATTTCAGAATGAAGGTGTTTAGCCTTATCTAGTTTTGCTTTAACTTCCGCTTTATCTTTAATAGTTGTGAGTTTTTCTTGGATAGCATCCTGAGCGCTTTCAATTTCTGCTTTCTCAGTTTCAATCTTTGATATGTGCTCACTCATCTTCTCCTTAATTTTATCAACTTCATCCTGTCGAATTTTTCGGATTGACGCGTTATGTTGTTCTGCAGACTCAATCTTGTTTTCAGTCAAATCACGCTGATAACTATTTTCGGATATCTGTTCTTTGTTCATTGATACCTTATCTTTAAGTAAAGTATTCATTGTACTAAAAACCTGAATATCTAAAAGATCTTCAATGATTTCACGTCTCGTATGAGCAGGCAATTCCATAAACGGAACGTAGGTTGCCGATCCTAAAACCACAATCTGATTAAATGATTTATAATTTAAATTCAGAATGTTTTGTTCAAGATAAGATTGATAGTCTCGTGCCGCAGCATCTTGATTAACTAAAGTGCCATTACGAAAAATCTCAAACACGTTGGGTTTAATTCCACGCCGCACAAGGTATTCGGTTTGAGCAATTGAAAATTCAATTTCAACAAGTAATCCTTTATTATTAATAGAATTAATAAGTTGGTTCTTATTGATTTTGCGAAATGCTTTACCGTATAATGCAAATACGATAGCATCAAGTACAGTTGACTTTCCGCTACCGTTCGTTCCACTAATCAAGGTTGTTGACCTGCGGTTCAATTCAATTTCGGTAAATGCGTTACCCGTGGACAGGATGTTCTTATAACTCAGTTTCTTAAAAACAATTTTCATCTATACGCTTAGTGCCTCATTATATAAATCGTCAATTACTGTTTTGATACTTACTTTGTTTGCCTTGGTCTCAAGAGAGTCGATGTAACCATGTAGGATCTCTTTTGTATCCTTAGTTTCATCAAGAATATCTTCAACGCCTTCGCTTTCAAAGTTAAGAGTATCCTCAATTGATTTCACGTCAGCTGCACCTTCATTTGCCAAACGATTTAGGAACAAATCATGGATGTATGGATTTGTGCGATTCTTTACAATTACCTTGATGTACGCATCT